CACCCCCCCGCGCGCGCGCGAGCCGGGAACCTAGTATCGAATACCCCCCTCCCAACTCCCACAGTACTGACCCCACATCACAAATATGAGTACTGACCCCTCTATCGCGCAACTGCGCCAGAAGTTTCTCGACGCTTCATCTGATGAGGCCGTCCAAGCGGACTTTCGGACGGCGTTTGCGGACGATTTCGGCCTGTGGTTGCGGCTGACGGGGTGGACTTACGCCCCGAAGGAGGTGGATGGGTCTACCGGGCGTGAGGTACCGAGTCGGATGCCTCACCGTCCGTTCGTGTTGTGGGACTGTCAGGAGCGTGCGGCGAGGGAGATTCTGTCTGCGGTGGTGGAGGGTCGTGATGTTGTGGTTCGGAAGAGCCGCGACATGGGTGCTTCCTGGCTGTTGGCGGGTGTTGCGGCGTGGGGGTGGCTGTTTAAGGGATGGCAGACGCTGCTGGTGAGTCGCGTGGAGGACGGTGTTGACCGTCCCGGTGACCCTGACAGCCTGTTGTGGAAGGTGGATTACCTCCTTGAGAGCCAGCCTGAGTGGTTGCTGCCGTTGCCAGCTGCTGAATTGCTGAAGCGTGGCTCTGAGACGAGGCAGCACATGATGCTTCGGAACCCGGTATCCGGGGCGACGATTGCGGGCCAGGCGAGTACGGCGCACGTGGGTCGTGGTGGACGCCGGACGATGGTGTTGTTTGATGAGTTTGCGGCGATGGGTGAGGCTGAGGCGGCTTGGCGGTCTGCTGCGGACTGTTCTGCGTGTCGGATTGCGGTGAGTACCCCTCTCGGGAGCGGTACGCACTATGCGACGTTGGTGCGGATGAGTCGGACGCAGGGTGATCCGAGGCTTGTGGAGTTGCTGTACGTCGATCACCCGTTGAAGGGGCTGGGGAGGGAGACTCGGACGGACGTTGACGGTCGTGTCACGGGTACTGCCGGGTCGGAATACGAGTGGACTCAGTGGCTCGGGGAGCAATTGAAGCGCCGTGACACGGTGGACATGGCGCAGAACGTGTTTGCGACGGAGGTGGGCAGTGGGTCGAACTTCTTCACGCCCGGGGTGGTGACCTCGCACATGAATGAGTGGGCGGAACCGGGTGAGAAGTGCGAGTTGCTGCGTGGTCGGTTCGTGGCTGACCCGCACGGGAGGTGGCGGGTGTGGCGTCATGGGGAGCGCGACCGCGAGTATGTGATGTTTGCGGATCCGTCGTATGGAACTGGGTCTGCGAACGCTGCGGTGTGCGTGATGGACGCGGAGAGTCGGATGGTGGTGGCTGAGTTTGCGGATCCGAACATTCCGCCGCACGATCTGGCGCTCGAGATGGTGGACGTGGCGAGGACGGTGTACGCCGGGAGGCGGATGCCGACGATCGGGTGGGAGGTGAACGGGCCCGGGGCGGCGTTGCACCATGACTTCCTGAGGATGGGGTATCACTCGCTGTACCGTCAGAGGATGGTGGGTACGACGACGCAGCGGTTGACGGTGCGTTACGGCTGGAACTCGAGCCGCCGGGCGAAGCGGACGATCCTCGCGGCACTGAGCCGGCTGATCAGTCAGGGTGAAATCCGGATTCCGAGCGAGGACACCTTGCGCGAGATGATGGATTATGTGATCCTTGAGGACGGATCGATTGAGTCCGCTTCGGTTCGCGACCTATCGTCCGGAGCGCGTGAGTCCCACGGCGACCGTGTGATCGCGTGCGCGGGTGCATTGATGCTTTGCGATGAAGGTCTGAGCGAGGCGCGTGCCGAGCCGACCCTTCCCGGCGACAGCCTCGGCGCGATCCTGAGGCATGACGAGGTGTTCCGATGAACTACGGTGCCAGCTACGGCAAGCCGATGCGCAAGTCCGCTCCCGCTCCTGCGAAGCGTTCCACGGGGAACGGCGCGAAGGGTGGCGGCAAGGGCGGCCCGAAGCGTCTGAAGCCGAAGAAGGGCGGCCGCTGATGGCTGCGAAGAAGAAGGCTTCCAAGAAGGCGCATTCCTTGCGTTCCGAGATGAAGAAGCACGGCGCGAAGCATGAGAAGCGCGAGGGCGCGTTCGAGATGATGGAGCGCAAGTCCAAGGGCTACTCCTCGAAGCGCGAGTCCTACCGATGAACCAGTTCGTCCGCATCTCCGAGCAGGTCTGGATCCCGGTGCATCGCATCGAGCGGATTTCGTTCTTCGCGGACACGGCGACGATCAAGTACGTCGATGACCGTCAGGTGGACATCCTCGACGGCGAGGATGCGTCCCGTCTGAAGGACTGGATGCAGTCCGGCGGGAGTTTCCTCTGATGGCCCGCCGCGACCCCAACCTTTCCGTCGGTCGCGGCGAGAAACTGCCCGTGTCGAAGGGCGCTGGACTGACGGCCAAGGGTCGCGCGAAGTACAACCGCGAGACCGGGTCGAACCTGAAGGCCCCGACGAAGGACAAGGACAACCCTCGTCACAAGTCGTTCTGCGCCCGTTCGAGTTCGTGGAAGGGCGAGCGCGGCAAGGCTGCGCGGAAGCGGTGGGGGTGCTGAATGTCCGATGACATCATCGACAAGGCACGCGGGATTCCCCGAGGCATCGGCGGATATCACCACGACATCGTGCAGGAGATGATCGCCGAGATCGAACGGCTTCGCGAGCAACTGCGGCTCGCCAACATCGACTGCTTCAACACGACCGCAGAGGTCGATACGTTGCGCGCCGAGCGCGACGAGGCGAACGCAAACGCGAAGTTGTACAGGGACGATCGCGATGCGGCGCGGGCGGAAGCGACATTCCTCCGACCGAGCGTGTGTCTCGGAGCGCAGACGGCATCCGAATACGCGAAGACTCGCGGCTGGGACTGCTTCAAGGAGCCTGCCCATGCCTCGTGACTACAAGGCCGAGTACGCGAAGTTCCACTCATCGACAGCGTCGAAGAAGGACCGCGCCTCCCGCAACAAGGTCCGACGCGCTGCGGAGCGCGATGGCCGCGTCAACAAGGGCGACGGCAAGGACATCGACCACAGGAATGGAAACCCCCGCGACAACCGCAGATCGAACCTGCGCGTGACGTCGCGCTCGAGCAACAGGAGCAGGAAGTAATGCCGTACGCCAAGTTTGATGCGTTCCCCGCCTCGTCCGGAACCCCGCGCTCGGTGTCGCTCGCGACCCCGAACACGAGCAATTCCGGCAACGGCATCGTCGGCGTGAAGCCCGTGAGCGGTCTGCTCACCGTGCTTACCGCCGATGCGCTGGTCGCGTTCAACTGCGCCTCCGTCGGAGACGCTGCGACCGCGATGACCGATGGCAGCACGGATGGAAACAACCAGGCGATGATCGTTCCGGCCGGCACGGTCATCGAACTCCGCAACATCGATCCGACGACCACGTGGATCGGCGGGTTCACCACGTCCGGCGGGTCGTTCTCGTTCATGGGGTTCTGAGGAGATTCGACGATGACGCAGTTCACCAACTTCTCCGGCGACTTTTCTAGGCAGAACATCACGCTGTTCGCCGACTTCGCGTCCGATGCATCGCCGTTCTCGTACAACAATTCTGCCGCTCTCGCGACGGCCACGCAGACGAACACGACCGTGAGTTCGCTCGGCGTCGCAGCCTTTGGAATTACTTCCGGAACGTCAGCAGGAGTGTTTCCTTACGCGGGCGTGTACATGTCGGCGGCAGTATCGGCTGGATCGGCGGTCGATACGACGTATCGCCTCGGCAGGGGAGCGGTCGAGGTATCAGCGCGTGTCTCCGCAACGACCTCATCCGTGGCTACCCACGTCCATGTTGTGGGAATATCGTCCTGCGACAGGGATGCCAATGTGCGGCCCGGCCTCGATTTCGTCGGATTCTTTTCTCTCGGCAACGCAACGGTATGGTCGGTCGGAGTGATCAACAACGGCCAGGCGGTGTCGTTCGCCACCAACGTAGACAAGGGGTCGCTGCGGAATCTGCGCGTCGTGGTGAGCAAGAACGCCGATTCGGCGGAGTTCTACATCGACGGAACGCTCATCCGGAAGATCGATACGCCGATCAGGACTACGGTCGGCATGGTTCCGTGCATTGAGATCAAGGATTGCGTTTCGGGTGCATCGAACGCGGCCGGTTCCCTCAGCGCCGACTACTTTCTCGTTCAGCAGCAGGTGGCGAGATGACGCTTCTGCACGCTCCGACCGGGAACTTCAGCACCAAGAGGACGATCCTGTTCACGGACTTCGTGACAGGTGTGTCTCCGTATGGATCGCTCCTTTCAACGACGGCGGCAGGAACGTCAACCATCGCGATTTCAAACTCATCTGATGGCGAGTTTGGGACCGCCGTAGTCACGCTTCCGGCGAGTTCCACGTCTCCACTTCGCTCAAGAGCGGCCATCATGCTGTGTCGATCGGCGGTTGGAACTGGAACGATCGTGCAGCGCCAGTTTCGGATCTACGACTTTGAGGAAGCGTCGTTCTCAACTCGCATCAAGACGAACATCAGCGCCAACGCCATGTACTGTGCCGCAGGATTTCCTGCATCGCACGCCACGACGGACAACCTTGCCGAGCAGTTGATCGGATTCATCGTCCGTGGGACGGAGCCTACATGGGCGGCATCGATCGTCGTTGACAACGTGGAGATTTTCCGTTTCGTCACGAGCGTTCCGAAGACCAGTTACTCCGTGCTATCGGTTTTCGTCCGAAGGGATCTTCGGAGAATCGATGAGCAATGGATCTACGTCGAGTTCTTCGCAGATGGGAAACTGGTCGCGAAATGGAACGGCAGCGTAGGGAACATGTTCATTGCCGGAACGCAAGGCCTCCCCGGCATTGAGGCGCGTGACAAGAATGACGGAGGATCCGGGGTCGCCGGACAGTCGTTTACCGTTGACTTCATCGAGTTCTACGGAAGCCACGGAGACAGAACCTGATGCCGTTCAAGTCGAAGGCCCAGCAGAAGTACATGTTCGCCACCATGCCGAAGACGGCGAAGCGGTGGGCGAGCGAGACGAAGAACATCAAGTCGCTGCCCAAGACGGCCGCGAAGAAACGGAGCAAGTGATGCCCGTTCGGAGTTCGCAGAGAGAACGCATGGCCCATGAGGCGATGCACCGAACCAACAAGCCGAAGACAGCCCTCGCCAAGTCGGCGCGGTCGCAGTGCTCCGGATGCACCAAGAAGCGCGCAAAGCGCGGAGGCAAGTGATGGCTCGAGCAGGATCTCGTTACGGAAATGGCGGCGCTCGCAACGGTGGCAAGTCCGGAGGCGCGGCCGGTGCGATGAGCGGCGGCAAGAAGGCGGCAACCCGCGTCGCGGCGACGAATCTCGTCACCGCGAAGAAGAAGACCTCGGGTACCCTGGTCGCTGGTGGCGGCAAGCCCGTCGCACGCTGAGGTAAACCATGCTCGACCTTTCGTTCGATTCGATCCGCCGCGAGGTGGAGAGCGCGGAGCGGTTCCGCGACGCGCATCTATCGTCCCTTCGGACGATGGTCGAGAAATACCATGGCCCGGCCTACCGCGACGACCGCACCGACCCGTACATCGATGACCCGGAGAACTTCGGGCATGAGTACGTCAGCCTGGTGCTGCCGAGGATCATCCACGACACCCCGAAGTTCCGGGTGAAACTGGGCGATCCGATGCTGGAACTCATGGTCGGCCGGCGTCTACAGGTCGCCGTCAACCGTTGGGCGCGCATCACGAAGTTGCGCCGTACTCTCGAGCGGATCGCCACGGACATGATGTTCACGCACGGCGTCGCCCTCACGGTCAGCGAGCCTCGGGCGGAGGTGCGGAAGACGGACGGGAAGGAGCCCTATCTTCCCCGCGTCTACCGCATCTCCCCCGAGCGTTTCTTCATCGATCCGGCTGCGACCAACATCGAGGATGCCCGGTTCATGGGCCACTGCTACGCGGTGGACAAGAATGACCTGATCTTCCGAGCGGAGCAGGACAAGACCTGGGACCTCGACGCCGTGATGGCGATCCCGTCCGGAACCGACCTCGACGAGGTGCGCGATGACAACGGTCGCGACCTCGAGGACCGCAAGGAGGTCGCCGTCTACGAGGTATGGGTTCCGGAGGCGGACGAGACTCTCGCCGAAGCGATGGACGAGGTGCTCGGCCCGGGCATGGTGAACGGGACGATCTACACCTTCGTCAAGAGCCGTTCCCCCGCGAGCAAGTGGGAGGGCTACATCCGCAAGCCGATCCCGTACTTCGGCCCGAGGAACGGCCCCTACACCGTGTTCGGCGTGTACACGGTTCCCGACGACCCGTATCCGCTGTCCCCGCTGGTGGCGATCCAGTCCCAGATGGAGGATCTCAACGCCCACCTGACGAGCGTCCGCTCGAGCGCGGCCGCCTACAAGCGGCTGATCATGGTGGATGCCCGCAACAGCAAGCTGGCGCAGGACATCAAGGACAAGCCCCACGACTACGTGGTGCTGTCCGAGTCGCTCGACAAGGACCGGGTAATGAACCTGGAGGTCGGCGGCATCACGCAGCAGCAGGTCCAGTACTCCGCGATGGCGCAGGATCGGCTCGACCGGGTGTCGGGCATCCACGATGCGATGCGCGGCAACATCCAGGGCGCTGCGACGGCGACCGAGGTTGCCGTGGCGGAGTCGAGCGCGACCATGCGCATGGCGCACATCAAGCGCCAGTTCCAGGAGTCCGTCGACGACATCGCCCGGTCGGTGCTCTGGTTCATGTGGCACGACGACCGGATCAACCTGCCGCTCGGTCGGGAGGGCGCGGAGGCTCTGATCGAGGCGGAACCCGTATTCACCGGAGGAGTCCGGATGCCGGGCTGGGAGGATCTCGAGGTCGCGGTCGATGCCTACAGCATGGAGCGCGTCTCGGAGGCTCTCGTCCAGAAGCGGGCGATGGAACTCCTTCAGATCACCACAACGGTCGCCCAGGGCATGGCGGCGATGCCGTTCGTGAAGTGGCGCGAGATCCTGTCGGTGGTCGGGGACTCGCTGAACATCCCGCACCTCGCGGACCTGATCGACCAGCGCGCCATGCAGCAGGCAATGCAGCCCCCGCAGGGTCCGGGCATGGCTCAGGGCCCGCAGGGTCCTCAGGGTCAGCCGATGAACGCGATGGGTGAGCCGAGTCCGATCCCGGCGAGCAGCGTGGCCGGCCTCCAGGCCGCCGCGAACAGGGCGATGTAATGATCTACGAATTCCTAGACGAGTCCGGAAATGTGGTCGAAATCAACATGCCGATGCGTGACGCACCGTCCATCGGCAGTATTATCAATCACGAAGGGCGCGCCCTGACCCGGATCGCCAGCGACATGCAGGTGGACCCGGGAACGAATCGTCACCAGTACCCATACGTGAGTCATTCGCTTCCGCGAAACCTCGCTGGGTGCAAGACAACGCGCAAGGGCAAGCCCATCGTGACGTCGAAGCGCCATGAACGCGAAATCATGGCGCAGCATGGATTTGAGAAGGACTGACATGTCAGAACCCGAAGCACAGATCACGCCTCCGGAGGAGCGCGTCAATCCAGTCGAGCAACTCGCTCAGGAAGCCGCCATCGAGGCGGGCAACTCCGAGAGCGAAGATGCCGTTCTGGATCGCCTTCTCGGGATCGACGAGCCTGCTCCACGGCAGGATGTTCGCACGACCGAAACCGCTGCTCCAGCGAAACCCGATCCTGACTTCGATCGGGCGCTGAAGGCCTTGCAGCGCGACGGCGTTCCCGCCGACGTCATCGAAGGCATCAAGTCCGACCCTTCCAAGGTGAAGGAGTGGGGCCTGAAGGCCGCGAAGCGCCAGGCGGACGTGGATGCGTTCGGTGCGAAGGTCGCCGAGAAGAAGGCGGAGAAGCAGCCAGAGGAACCGAAGGCGTCCGTGAGCACGGACGATGGAGAGGCAGATGCCGATCCGTTGTCCAAGTTCAAGTCGATCTTCGGTGACGAGGCGGCGGAACCGCTCGCGAAGATGCAGGATCGGCTCCGCGAGGAGTTCGATCGCAAGACGCGCGTCCTCGAGATCAAGCATCAGACCGAGCGCGCCTTCGACCGCATCTCGTCTCAGTACGGCGACAAGTCGCCGTCCTACGACGAGATCACGGAGGTCGCCGCGCAGATCGGGCGCGAGAACCCCGGTCAATTCTCCTCCATCGACGAGATCGTCAAAGAGGCGTTCCGTCAACGGGCCGGAGAACCAAAGAGGATGGATCCCCGCAACATCGCCCGCCCGACCGTCGGCAAGCAGCCCGCTCGCGCCGTTCGGGAGATCGATCGCGAGGATGCCGTCCTCGACGTCCTTCTGTCAGGCGGAAGCCGCAACGACGCGCTCCGCATCCTTTCCCGCTAACCCAACACGGAGGGCAACATGCCCGCAATCTCCACCTTCAACGACTTCATGACCACGACCGGCCCGTCGTACCTGACGAGCGCCGACCAGGTCATCAACGAGGCAGTCAAGAACACCTACGCCTTCAGCCGGCTTCTCAAGGGCAAGTCCCGCGAGCAGACGATCCAGGGTGGCACCGAGATCCGCGACGTCATCATGTTCGATGACTCGCGAACCTACGACCACTACCAGCCGAACGACACCTTCACCTGGCGCAACCCGCAGGTCACCGACTACGTCCGGGCGCCGTGGCGCTTCCACATCGACCACATGTCGTGGACTGACGCAGAGGTCGAACTCAACACGGGTGAGACTGCTGCGAGCACCAAGGTCGCCTACAAGCGGCTGAAGCGCATCAAGGAGCAGCGCATGTGGACCTCGATGCTCAACGGCTTCGAGGAGGACCTCTGGGCTCCGCCGAACATCGCGAACATGGAGGCCGACACGGGCAAGTTGCCGTACTCGCTTCCGTTCTTCCTGACCGAGGTCGGTCAGAACTTCGGCGGCGCGCTTGGTCACCGTGGCACGGCTCCGTACACCGCGACCACCAACACCAGCCACACGGTCATGCGCATCAGCCCGTTCAGCGAGAACCGCTGGACGAACCTGATCGAACTGTACAACTGCGAGGCGTCCGGCATCAACCCGGCCAACTCCAACTGGGGAACCACCTTCACGCCGTCGCTCGACGGCGACACGGTGTACAACCAGTCGGGAACCGCGGCCACGTTCAACGTGCCGAACCTCTTCAACGCGATGGACACGATGTTCATGCGTCTGAAGTACGAGGCCCCGAGCACCCGGCAGCAGTACTTCGAGAACGACAACCTCAACCGCCAGATGATCCTCACCTCGCGGATCGGCGTTCAGAACTACCGCAACGCGCTCCGGCAGTCGAACGACACCCTGGTCTCGTACCAGGATGCCTCGTACTCGAGCCCGGCCTACGCCGGCATCGACGTGACCTACTGCTCCGACCTCGACACCGCTGCGATCTACCCTGCCGCATCGTCTGCGGCTACGCAGAGCGTGACCGGGTTCAATGCGTCGACTTCGGCACTCACCGCCGGCGCTGCGCCTTCCGGAGGCGGGTTCGGCACCGAGTTCGGCGCGAACACCATCGTCAAGGCTCCGCGCTACTACTTCGTGAACGGCAACTACCTCACGCCGATCTTCCACGCGCGTCGCTACTTCAAGCAGCACGAGGTCCTGCGTCACCCCAACCAGCCGTTCACCTACGTGCAGCCCGTGGACTGCTGGTCGAACCTGTTCTGCAACAGCCGCCAGCGGCACGGCGTCGTCGCGCCGATGTTCGTCTCTTGATCCCGAAGGAGGGACACACACATGATTCCTGGAATTCTCACTCCCTCAGGCAACCTCGGCGGCCTCACGGCGCACCAGGTCACCGTTCAGCCCATTGCCGACGTGGCCGTCGCCGTCGGTGATCTCGTCAAGTTCGACCTCGATGACGCCGGCTCAGGTGGTTTTGCCGACATCGCATTCATCGATGACCCCGACAACAAGAAGAACCCGTTCAACGTGGTCAAGTTGGCCGCCGCCGGCTCGTCCGCGACCACGGAGAAGGGCGGAATCTGGGGTGTTGTCACCGAAGCGGCCGCCGCAGGCGCTCGGTGCAAGGTCTGCATCGCAGGCGTCGTGACCGCGAAGGTCACCGGAGCAGTGACGGCGGGCGTGACTCCGCTGATCGCTGGCGCCGGCGTTCTCACGCTGGCTCCGACTACTCCGAGCATCAACAGCAGCCCGGCTCTCGGTTTGGCGCTGGAGACGCAGGCCAGTGGAACTGGCGTCATTCGTCGTGTCCTGATCCAGGGCATGGCGTTCTGCACTCCGGGCGTCTGACCTGACAACTACTACCGGGGCGCCGTGGGAAACCACGGCGTCCCGCTTCGATGATCGACTACGGTGGACTCAAGCGGCACATAACCCTCGCGCTCGGCGGCAAGCCGTCGATCGTGAGCGGTGTCACGCAAGAAGAGCGTCTTGCTGAGATCATCAACCAGGCAGGTCAGTACCTGTTCTCCAAGCAGTGGCGGTTCCGCGAGCGCACCTCGCGACCGATCTCGCTGGTGGCGAACCAGGAATGGGCTTCCCTTCCCAATGACGCGGATGAGATCGTCACTCTCGTCGCCAAGGCCGGACTCGGATGGCGGGTGGAACTCACCACGCCGCAGCAGATCGAGTTGTTCCGGAGCAGCATGGCTCCTGCGCTCAACGACAGCGTCTACTACGCCGCGTTGACGCGACCGTGGGCGCAGACGGGAACGACCACTCCGATCGTCGCCGGCGCTGCCGTGCTGCCAGCTGCCCGTCTCGACCTGTACCCGACTCCGCAGGCTACGTCGACGGATTCGATCATCGTCCGCTATCGGGCGGGATGGCTCGAGGTGTCCGGAACGACTGGAGCGATCACCAACGACAAGTACATCTTCCCCGTGCCTCCGTACATCGATTCGCTGCTGATCGCCTACTGCCGGGCGTTCGCGATCTCGTATGAGGACGAGGGTCTTGCCGCGCGGCTTCTCGAGATCGACAACGGTCCGATCTACAACGCCGCCGCAATCAAGGATGGCATACAGCAGGGCGACTACGGTCGCCTCCCGGCCGTGCGCGCAGGGTCTTACGTCTCCGACCCGGTTCGTTATCGCAGGGGGTTCCTGTCCGGTCCCGCGTGATAAGAGGAATGGATCCATGACGGAAGATGGCAAGAAGACCTCTCAGGTGACCGCAGCGTGGGCGAACTTCGTCGCGCTCTGCATCGGCATCGGCACGATCCTGGTCTACATGGGCCGCAAGGATCAGCAGTTGGCGACAACAACTGAGCAAGTCAGGGAACTCAGCAACATCGTCTCCGATCTGGCGAAAGCCAACGTCGGGTTCTCACTCACGGACAAGCAGACGGAAGACCGTCTGCGCGATCTAGCCGCACGGCTGGATCGACTCGAAAGGACAAAGCAATGACCGAATTCATCCCGTCCTGGCGCACCACCGTTGCGGGTATCGGAGCCATGCTCGTCGCCATCGGCGGCGCGCTGGCCGCGACGTTCGACAACGACCCGGTGACCGTCGCTGACTGGACTGCCGTGGTCGCCGCGTGCATCGCGGGCTTCGGCCTGATCTTCGCGCGCGACAACAAGGTGAGCAGCGAGAAGGCTGGCGCGAAGTGACCCAAGGGTACGACGACTGGTTCGAGGAGAACGCCCCGTGTTCGACCGAGTACTCGCGCAGATCGTCCTCGGCCTCCTGTCGTACCTCGAGAAACGCCTGGAGCGTGGCTCCTTGGCGGTCGATGCTGACGTGGATCGCGATCGTCTCCGCCGTGGTGGCGCTCGGATTCGCGCTTGGCTGCGGCAGCAGGGCGGTGTTCATCCCGGATCAAAGCCCGGTGAGGCTGGGCCCGGGGATCAAGGGAAGGGTGTGGATGCTGGTTGACGGGCAGTGGACTCTGTCCGCGAACAGCATCGAGTTGCCGGAGGGCATGTACATCGTGCCGCCGAGGTTCGTCGAGGAAGGTGACCAATGACCGCCAAGATCCAGATCCGCCGCGACACGACCACCAACTGGAACACCGGATCCCCGACCCTCGCGCAGGGTGAGTTGGGATATGACACAACGCTCAACCAGTTGAAGATCGGAACGAACCTCGCTGCCACGGCATGGGCTTCGCTTCCCTGGCTGACGGGAACCTTCCCCGTGTTCTCGTCGCCGGCTAGCACCGACCTCAACAACGCAGGAAACAGCGTGCAGGGCGTCTACCGCTTCTCGAGCGGCTCGGGCCTCACGAACGGGCCTACGGCTCCGATCGACATCAAGGCTGCGGACGGCGGTGTTTCGATGCTCGTCTGCGCCTTCGGATCGATCGTCCTCCAGCAGTTGTGGACGGACGGAGATGGAACGCAGCCGCAGAAGACGTACTCGCGAATCTTCGACACCGCATGGCGTTCGTGGATCGCGCAGAACGCATGGGGAGTCAGCGCGACCGAGGGCGTTGACATCCTCGCGAAGAGTATCGACATCAAGGACACCGCATCCATCGCGGGAATCGCATCGTTCGCGGATGGCGCGGTGGGTACGCCGGCGATCACCAACATCGGTGACACGAACACCGGGATCTACTTCCCGGCTGCCGATGAACTCGCGCTCGTTACCGCAGGAACCCAGGCGCTGGTCGTCGGCTCGTTGCAGGGAGTGACCTGCAAGTCGAACGTGCAGATCGATGGAACGCTCGATATGACGAGCGGCCTCATCAGCAACGTCGCAGACCCGGCGAATCCGCAGGATGCCGTGACGCGCAGTTACCTCGAGCAGGGGTCGAACCGCGTTGGCATCTCCGCGATCGTGACCTTCAACTCCAGCGCAGTTCCGCAGACCGAACTGATCGGAACGGCGTTCGACAACAGCAGCCCGTTCTCGGTGTTCAGCAACGGGTCGTCGGGCATCGGCAACATCCGATGCACGGCATCGCAGCAGTGGCGAGGGATCGTCCTCTACGCTACGGGCGCCACGGAAGACTGCCTGGTGACGAGTTCTGCCTGTACCCGTGGCAACGGATCGACCGCTCTCACTGCCGCCGCAGCCGCGTTCTCAATGCACCTGATGCGAACTTCATGACCCACATCACCGTCCAACTTCCTTTCAAGGGCTTCACGGAGCAGTCGCAGTTCTCTGCGGTTCCCCCGGGCATGACTCCGTCATGCCTTAACGTGATGCCGATTGATCCCTGGAACGGACGGACGCGGATCGGAACCCGAAACGGAACTCGGGTCTACAGCAGCGGAGACGTGCAGTTCCTTTCCTCCTACCGGATCTACGAGGCAGGAACGCTCGTTGAGAAGATCATCCTCGTCCGTGGAGGAAAGATCTACTTCGGAGATCCGCAGGCCGACGTGAACACCACGGAGGCCACCGTCACCCTGTTTGGTGACGGTACGACTCAGACAACCGCATTTCTGAACACCTCAGGATTAGTTGAAGGCGTTCAGTTCAACGAGCACTTCTACTTCGTCGACGGAGATCACTACGTTCTAGTGCATCTCGCGACACCGACGTCCGCAACGGCGGTGACGGTATGGGGAGATGATTCTCCTAAGCACGGCCCCTTCCATACCGACCCGTCCGGAGGCTACACCGCCGGCGATGGGACTCGGGCGACCCTCATCTGTCGATGGGGGTCGCGCCTGGTGCTGGCTGGCTACAAGAACACGCCCAACATCTGGTTCGCCTGTTCTCCAGATGACACCTGGCCCATTGCAGGTGGTTCGGGCGGATCGCTCGTCGATGGATGGAGCGGATCGAATCCAATCGGCGCGGTCACCGGCACATCCGCGAACGAGTATGGAACGCTGGGTGATCCGATCGTCGCGATCTTCCCGTTCGCACAGAGCGGACTGATGTTCGCCTGTACCAACTCGTTCTCGTTCCTCACCACCGACCCGGTGTTCGAGGAGTCGGTCAACATGGTGAGCCTGACGCGCAGCATCGGCATCGCAGGCCGCCGCGCGTGGTGTCAGTCGCAGGAGAAGGGCGCGTTCATCCTCGCGAACGACGGCCTGTACTTCATCAACGCGAACGACTTCAACTTCAACCGCGCGAACCGCGTCAGCGCGGGTCGCCTCGATTCCTTCTTCCTTCGGCTCGACTTCGGAACGCCCGCCATCGGCGGCAATGGCACGCTGTCGGGAGGAACGCTCAAGAACATCGCCACTGATGGTGGAAGCGGAAGCGGAGCCAAGGTCAATCTCGAGACTGAGGATGGCGGCATCACGGATTCCGCGACTGCGGAGACGATCGACATCGCCGCAGGAATCGGTGCATCGCTCGTCGGCGGATTGTCGTCGGGCGAGGTGTTTCCAGTTCTCTGCTACGACCCGGATCGCGAGGGCGTGTGGGTATTCCTCACGGTCAACGGGGTAGAGGCCTCGAGCCTCCATCTCTACTACGACCTCAAGACCGACTCGTTCTGGCCGCAACGGTTTGCATCGACCAAGATGCTCGGGCCCGTTGCTGTCACCTACATCGGTACGTCGCGGTCGAAGGAAGGTCGCCTGTTCCTCGGCAGCACCCAGTCGATCAGCATCCTTCAGAAGGGTCAGCCCGTCGGGATCGATTCCTTTGACTCGGAGTTGGGCAAGGAAGCGCAGATCAGTCAGTTCGTCAGGTCGAGCCTCACGCTCGGGCCGATCATCGCTCCGCTTCCATACCGAGCGATGCTTTCGGAACTCCGGGTTGATCTTGCCGATGACGTGTACGAACTTCCATCCGGGTTCACAAACTACAGCACGGCTCCTGTCCTGAGCATCGCCGCCGGAGACACCGCCCAGAGCGCGCTCGGGTTGCAGACGGATTCGCTGTTCGTCATCAACCTCAACCCGCTGAACATCGACTGCGGCGCGGCGGTGGTGTCATCTCCGTTCCCGACCTATGACGGCGGAACGAGCGCGACGCCATCTCCTGACTTCATCGATGGGCGGTACGCAGTCCGTCCGTTCGGGGAGTATGCGCAGACCGACCCGTTCGCCATCGGAACCACGCGCGTCTACGATGGCCCCGGCGACTGGCTGATCCGTTGGGCCAACTACCTGTCCTCCGACCGATGGACGATCGCCAAACTCGTCGGCGCCAGCTACGAGATCGAGTACTACCAGTTGACTCCGGATTCGGCGTCTCCGAACGGGTCGATGGTCACGATCCGCGAGGATCCGATCAGCCCGGACAGGCCGGACAACGCCGACGTTTCGGGTGCTTCGTTCCCCGAATCTGAGGTCACGGAGATCGGTTCGCTTGTTCCCGGCCGGAACACGGCGAAGAAGTGCCGAATCAGGTCAGAGGCCATGTACATCACGGTCGCCAGCGACGGCAGACCGTGGGCGATTGAGCGGATGTCCGCCATCGTCTCTCAGGTCGGCAAGAGCAGAGGAGATCCCTGATGTCATGGTTTTCCGAAATCCTCAGCGGCGGAGCGGGCGCGCGTCGCGCCGCGATGTCGCGGGCTGGTCAGCAGGCAGTCTCCGATTTCCGCGCTCTCGGCGAGGAGTACTCCACGCTGTTCGGGCCGATCATGGAGCAGATGTCGCGCGACCGGGCTGCGAACATCGGACTCTACCGCGAGCAGATGGGTCGCGCGCAGGCGGACTACACGCGGTACTTTGAGCAGGCCCGCACCGAATACGGAACGGGTATGCAGCGCGCCCTCGACGAGATGCGCATCGGTCGCGAGTCGACGATCGCCCTGTCGCGCCAGCAGACGGAGCGTCAGATGCAGCGCGCGAGCGCGGCGAATGCCTTCTCCGGCATCGGGCAGTCCTCGTTCGGACAGGGACGGCTGGAGGCGATCGGTCGCCAGGGCGTGTTGCAGGAGGGCGCGATTCGCGAGCAGTACGCAGGGCAACTCTCCACGCTCGAGGCGCAGCGCGCCGCCGGACTGAGCGGCATCTCCGCGCAGATGGGTCAGGGCCTTGCGAATCTCGGCCAGCAGCAGGCTGCGATGCTGTCCAACATCTACCAGTCGTACTCCGGCGCGATGGGCTCTTCGCGGCAGCAGGCGCTTGCGAACCAGTTCAACATGTACCAGCAGGGGTACAACATCTCGTCGAACTACCAGGGTCAGTCGGCGCAGTTGTCGGGACTCGCATGGAACCCGGCGTCGCAGTTCTTCGGGAGCGCGCTTGGAGCGACGGCGAACTCCCTGTTCGGAACTCCGCAGAACCAGCAGCAGGGCTAAAGGAACCACCAATGATCGACGACGATTTCCTTCTCTCCATCGGTCAGGGCATGGCCGAATCGGACAACCCCTTCGCCCGTGGCTTCGGAGCATCGCTCGGCGGCGGCGCGGCTCGCCGCATCAAGCGCCGTGAGGACGAGGACGCCCGTAAGCGCGAGATGCAGGATCGGCTCGCGCTGATGCGCGAGGGGTTCGCCATGAAGAAGCAGGAGCGCGCCGACATCGCTGCGGAAGACATCGCGGCGCGCGATGCGGAACTCGAGCGATACAGGAACATGGGGTACGCCGTCGCATTCCCCGGATCCGATACGGAGGACGCCCGCCTCAAGCGCGACATGCAGGCGTTCTCGGAATGGTTCTCCTCGCTGTTCCCCGCTGAGGGGATGAAGGTGCCGGAGAAGCCGCCCGTCGACGTCACGCAGCCGGCGCCGAAGCCGAAGAAGAAGCCCAGTTACTTCGAGATGTACGGCGAGCCGATCTCGTGAAGGAGAACCAGATGGATCGCGTCCCGACCGAACCGACAGCACCGATGAGCGCGGAGTCCGTGCCGGGAGGCACGTACATCCCTCAGCCAGCAGGCGTCAATGTCCCGAAGCCCGCGTCGCAGCCGCGTCGCGCGCCGGGCGGCATCATGGACAAATCGATGTCCGATGCGACATTCGGTCGCGCCAGCGATGTCAACGACTTCGACCTGACGATGCGCGGCATTGCCGATGGCGATCCAGTCGGCCTTGAGACGTTCGATCTCGGGTTCTTTGAAGACGGAACCCCGCTGATCCGCATCAACGGAGCGAACGTCCCGATTCGGCATGAGCAGTGGATGGGTCTTCTGTCCGCCCGCTCGAGCGCGCGTAGGGAACTCTCCGACCGCATGGAGTTTGCGGTCAAGGCGAAGCGCGCCCGCGAATCCGTCGCCAAGGTCACCGCCGCCATTCCGAACCTGCCCATCGGCATGGGAGAGATGCTCGGTCAGCAGGCAGAGATCGACCCGGATGCTGCGATCACCAACCTGTCGCGCATGTACCAGTCGATGATGAAGGACGGCGCGCAATCGCTGATGGGCGACATCGGCGGGGAGTTGCAGGCCTGGAAGAACGACAAGTCGCTCGGGTTCATGCTGCGCGCCGGCAAGGAGCGCAAGGAGGTTCGGCAGAATCCCGCCGACCCGCGCCTTCCCCCCGTTGAGGTGACCATCCCCGGCGTGTCCAAGCGCGACGAGCGGGTCACCAAACTCCGATCCTCGAGCAACCCGCAGGACGCGATGACCCTTCTCGCCTACGAGAAGATGGAGGACTTCGCGCTCGACCCCAACATCCGCAAGGCGTTCCCGGGTCTTCGGATCGGCATCTTCGACCGGATCGGCAAGTTCGAGCAGGATCGGTACTCTCCGATGTCGCTGTTCTCCCGGCTTCAGCATATCGCCGCGTACAACGGCGGTGACTTCCCGATGACCGTTCCGCTCCAGCACGCGGGAGTGGTTACGCCCGATGCCAGCGGGCAGGTGAACAACGCGGTGGCCATCGCGCAGTACCGTGCGTATCTCGAGCAACTGGATCAGTTCGCGACCGCGCTCGGTTACGATCTGAGCAGCGAGGAATCGCTCAACATGATGGCGATCGAGATGGTCGGCATCGCCACGCGATCCATGCAGCAGGCAGGACAGCCGTCGCAGCAGCCGCAGGCCATGCAGCCGCAGCAGGCTCCTCGCTCACGGCCGCGAGCAACAAGGGGTTGACCATGCAGGATGCGACGTTCGGTTTCGAGTACTACCGTGAGTTGAAGGCGCTCGAGGAGCGTTTCGCGTCATCGCACCCCGGTCAGAACCTCAACGACCCGAAGAATGCCGGCTACAAGAAGCAGATGCTGAAGGATGCCGGCATCCGCGTCCGCCGATCCGTCTACCAGGACACGCTCGCCGACCTGCTCGAGTCCGGCGCTCCGGGTATCACCCGGAGGGAGAAGCCGATGGAGATCGGCGGCCCCGCCCCGGAGCAGCCGCTGTTCTCGAGCGACGAGGAGCGGACTCGCTACGCGGGACTCGGATACGGATCCGCGAGTCCAAACGATGACACGTTCGGTGACCTGATCGCTGATCAGGATTCCGATGCGCATGAGTTCGCCGTGCTCCGGCAGAACCAGTACGAAGCCGGGAAGCCGATGCGGTACTGGGATGAGTACCTCGCATCGAAGCCGTCCAAGTTGCAGGCCGGCGTGCAGGGTCTGGTCATCAACGCGACGATGGGCTTTGAGGGTGGCGCGCAGGGCATCGGTGAGTACATCGGTACGACGATGACCGACATCGCTGACCCGCAGTACAAGTACGCGGATCGACTCGGTGTAAGCCGAGACGAACTCGAACTCGCGATCGCCAGAGTGGAGAAGAAGGCTCCGGCGGGCTTGGCGAAGATTGAGTACTACCAGGATGAGGGCGCTGCGCCAACGGAACAGCAGCAGCGTCTCTACGACCTGTACATGCAGATGCGCAGCCCGGTCGTTGAGCAGGTTCGCAAGGACTTCGGAAACACAGGTCGACGGTGGGCGCGAAACGTCACCGACGCCTTTCTTCCCAAGGGACTTGAGATTTCCCGCAGCACTCTTGTTGGAGCAAATCCAGAGGAGCCGCAGGACATCCGCGAGGATGTCGGTCGTGGCGGCGGCGGCGCGTTCGTCAAGACGATGGAGATGACGGGTTCGGCGCTCGGCGTGATGCCGTACAGCCTTCCTGCGATGGCGACCCGAAATCCGAAGGCAGCGGCCGTCCTGACGGCTCCGTTCTTTGCGATGGGGCATTCCGAGGCTTGGAACCGCCGGATGCGAATCTGGGAACAGCAGGCTGCGGAGGCGGAGGCGAACGGGGTGTCGGCTCCTCCTCGCCCGACGTTCGGAGAACTTCAGCAGCAGTCGAACTGGGGCGGACTCATTGAGTTCGGATCCGAGTTCACCATCGACCGACTTCAGGTTGCCCTTCCTGGGCTTGCCAATAGCCTCTCAAAGCGTGTCCCGAGCCTTGCTGGTCGCAGCGCGGATTCCGTGAGCAAGTCGGCGGAGGCGCTTCTCGATTCGATGTCGCGGCGTCGCGGCGCGCTCGGAGTCGCGAAGACGTCCGCCGTGGTCGCAGCTGGCGGCGCGACCGAAGCAATCGAAGAAGCGATCCCGGAGTTGGGCAAGGAGTTCACCGACCCGTTCTACATCCCCGAAGGCTACAGCAGCGACTTCTTCTCCGCGCAGACTGCGGAGAACATGGGAACCGGGTTCATCGCCGGACTGCTGTTCGGCGGTGGGCAGCAGGCCTTCGGCAAGGAAGCGCGCATGAGGCGCGCGGAGAACCGACGGTTCAAGCAGGCGGCGGAAGGCGCTACGTCCACGGTGGTCGGCGCGATCACCGACAAGGCATCCCGGATTCTCAGGCAGCGTTTCGCGACCAACGCCACCGCCGCGCGAGGCGCGACCATGGCCTCGTACCAGGTCGCGGAGATCGGCGCGAACAAGCGAATCGCGATGTTCGTGAACCCGGAGACGGCCGATGTAACGCTGACCGATGACGTTCGCGCGCAGATGGCGCAGATCGGAATCGCGGATGAGCCCATCGGTAGGATCAACGGCCTCGATGTATACGCGCAGGCGGCGCTGGCGGATGACGTCGCCTCCTACATCAACGATGGCAACGTCTCCGAACTGACCGGATATCCGGAACTGATGGAGCCGGGCCTGTCGATGGCCGGCGCGATCGTCGTGCGCAACAAGGCGCAGCAGATCGTCGATGCGATCCCATTCAGCGACTCGCAGGCTGCTGAGGCAGCGCGACCGGGCATCGAGCACACCGCCGCCCTGAGCGGATCCACCGTTGAGGTGGTGAGCGCGGACGGACTCGCAACCCTGTCGGAATCGATGGAACTCCAGGTCGATGCCGATGCGACCATGCGGAAGATCGCGCCTCCGTCGAAGCGCGGCCTTCTCCCGCAGGCGAAGGCTCGCGGCCTTGAGGCGCTGCGGATCGAGATGTCGGAGGATGCGCTCGGAACGAAGGCGGCCGGCAAGGAGGACGAGCAGTTCTCCAGCCCGCTGCTCACGATGGCGGAGATCGGAAACGCGACCAACAAGGACGTTGAGGTCGTGACCGATGTGTCCGAGGTTCCGCAGAGCCAGCTGACCGAAGCGGAGCGCAACATCGGAAAGGCGACGGGCGCGAACCCGGTCATCGTCGATGCGAAGGTCACCTACAAGATCACCCGTCCCGATGGCAAGGTCGACGTCTACGAGCGAAGCACGGTCAACAACGGCGGCTATCTCGGCGAGGTTTCTCCGGACGGCCTGTTCCTGATCCGCGACAACGGCACGGCATTCACCAGCCGCAACGCCATCATGCTCGCGCTTCACGAGATGCGCCACGCACTCGTCGGCAAGAATCGCGGAGCGGCGGCGTACATCGCGAAACTCCTGTATCTCGACCCGGCGTTCGCCATGCGCGGCGGCATTGAGTACATGCGGGAGTACGAGCAGGTCAAGTCGCTGGTGACCGGGAAGTCGGGCGCGCTCGCCGGCATCGATGACGATGCTGCGGCGATCCTGCACTACCAGGCCAGCCATGCTGCCGCGCTTGCGGTGTTGCAGGACGAAGCCGGATACGCGCAGGCACTCCGAACTCAGAACGACCCCAACGCCACGCCGGAGGCGAAGGCTGTTGCAGAGGCTCGCATCGAGCAGCAGCAGACCGCCAAGGCCGAACTGAGCGAGGTCGAGCGGTTCGCCGAGGAAAGCATCGCGAACGTGCCGAACCGTGCGGTCGGTCAGGTCGGCTCTCGCGCGCTCGAGTGGGAAGGCATCCTCAAGGACTCCAACGAACGGAGCATGAGGAAGTTCGTCGCCTACTTCTCCCACGTGCTGGCTCGCAACGGATGGGCGGGGCCCGAGGCTCGTCAGGCGCTCTATGAGTTGCAGCAGCGCATGAATGGAGTCGAGGATCACAAACTCAAGATCCAGCAGCAGATGGCTGCGGAGATCGAGAAGAAGTACCGCGACGATCTCATCAAGCACGCGCAGATGCGGGCGCAGGTTGCCCCGCAGGTTCCGAAGCAGGCCGCGCAGCCAGCGCAGCCGCAGCAGGTCGCCGCGCCGCAGCCCGGTCAGCCGGGATACGTCGGACCCATGCAGCCCGCGAACATCGGTGTTCGCCCTGTGCAGCCCGTGTCTCAGCCGGGCGCGCAGCCGATGGCTGGATCTCAGCAGCCCACGGCGCTTCGTCCGAACCCGCCGCAGTCGCAGCAGCCGCCAGCCTACTCAATGCGACCTCGAGCGGGCGCGCAGGCGGTGGGCATCGCGCTTCCCGGAGGGGATCGCGACGAGCAGATCATGGAGGCATCGCAGCGTCTCGCGGAGTTCTCCGCGCTCCCTGACGATCAGAAGCCGTCCGCCCTCGCGAGCGTCGTCGGCATCCTTGCGAACGTGATTCCCATGTTCGCGCAGACTCAGGCGAGCCTCGGTTCGACTGGAACTGGCGCGGCAACGGGCGGAGTCCGTAGGCCGACGATTCCGCCGCCTTCGGCTGCGGAGGTTGCGCCCGTGACCGAAGCGGAGCCGACTACGCAGGAGATGCCTGCTACGCAAGGGATGCCTGTCGGAGAGCGTGAGGCTATCGCTCGCCAGCGTGCGGAGCCGATGATGTCGTTGCGGCGTTCGTTGCGAGGAGAGTGGTGGCTTACCGAGAATGGCCCCGTGTTTGCCGATGGCGATTACGGCGACATGAACCACGCCATGATCGCGAAGAATGATGCAGTCAACAGCCTGTCGGCGTATCTCTACCAGCAGGCGAATGCATCCGGAAATCCTGACTTCATTGATCGCGTCAAGAATCTCGAGCAGGCTGTAGAGCAGAACAACGAAGGAATGATCGACTCGGACGAGATGGCCAATGCCGTGCTTGAGGCCGTTGGCGCGGATGTCGATACGATCGATGAGTGGACGAACAGAGAGGCGGAGAAGCAGCCGGAAGGCAGTCGCGAGATGTTCCGCATGATGGTGCAGTCTGCGACTAACACTCTCCGCGATGACCGCGAGTATGGTCTTGCGAAGGGATGGGTTCGCGTTCTCGGCAACAACATCCAGATGCCGAAGATGAGTGATTCCGCGCTGAAGGAAGTCGCTGATCGCATGTACGAGGCAGAGGGAGAGAATGTCCTCAACCAAGAGTTCACGATTGAGGACATCGCTTCTCGGCGCACATACGATGCCGTACCGTTTGAGGCTTTGGAGAAGGGAGTTCGCGGTATTGCGCCGTACCGTGGTGCGTTCTTCTCAATGCGCCCGGACATTCAGCGCGCATGGGAAAAGACCTCTAAGGCCGTCGACGGCGGGACGCTGACCACGGTCTACACCGGGAGCCCTACGGGTTTCATGGAGTTCGATTCGCAGCGCATGGGCAGAACCGAGCGCCCGGTTTCCATCGGAGCGGCGACGTCTTCGACCACGGCGGATGGGATGTGGTTCACCAGTAGCAAGAATGCTGCCTCCGATGCTGCGAAAATCAGTTCGGTCAACATGATGCCGAGGGTGTCGCGCATCCTCAACGACAAGACCATGCGTCTTTCCGCTGGCCTTCCAGCATCGGCTCTTCGCAAGTTCGAGGCGAACTTCGGTATGCCTCTCAAGGACTACCGTGTTACCCCGGAGAATCTCGCGGAGTTCATGGACAACGACGGCGGCAACTACGAGGGCGTGGTTAGTAGCCATGCGAAGTTCCTGTCGGAAATGATGGGGAACGATCCGGCTGCTGTCGCAAAGATCGATCAGGAGTTCCAGGGTACGGACATTGCTGTGAGTGCGGCGTATCTCGCCGGCTCTCGCGGCGGAGTCATGCGAGGAGCAAATCTCAACCTTGAGAACCCTCTGATCGTTCCGTTCAAGCAAGGCAAGATGGTCAGCACGGAGCGCGGCCTCGTTAGAGACGATGAGCCGTTCATCACCCAGGCGTCCGATGCTATTGACCAGATGCAGGCCAATGGCAACGACGGCATCATCATGGAGATGCCGGACGGCGAGCGCAGGTACTTCGTCCGCAATCCATCGCAAGTCGCGGTGACCGGAGCAGCGCGCGATGCGCGGGAAGCGTCGATGCTGTCGCTCCGCCCGAGTGCGAAGAAGAACCTTCAGGCCGCCGCGCGCATTGAGAATGCGATGAAGGTCGCGCAGGGTCAGAAGTGGCAGAAGGGCATCGATCTCAAGCGCGCCATGCAGGATCAGGTGGAGAACGCTGCTTCCGCCGAAGGCGTCGATCTCAAGGAGTTCAACGAAGAAACCAAGCAGCATCTAATCAACGTCGGTCTGAGCGATGCCAAGTTCGCGCTGAAGCAGAATCCGCAGGCGGTCGGCTGGTACGACGTCAAGACCCGCATCGCGCTGTCGGTAGCGTCTCTGGTTCATCCTGAGATCGCGCTCGATCCGAATGCGCGGTTCGCCTACGTCTATGCGGTCGCCGTCACATCGAACGGCCTGCGCGTGGGGCAGAACTTCTCGCTGGCTGACCGCGTCTACCGCAGGTACAAGGAGACGGGTCGTATGGATCCGTCGATGGCCGTCGGAACGCAGGCCGACGGAATGAAGGCTGCGCTCGAGCAGTTCAACGACCTCAAGGCGAAGTGGGGACTCACGACCTTCCGCCAGTTCATGGTCACCAACTTCAAGGTGTCCGAACTCAAGACGCTCGGCGAGGACTTCGTTCCCTCCGGAGAGGCTGCGGAAGCGGAGGTGCGCGGAGCATCGATCATCGGCCCGAAGATCGGAAACGGGTTCTTCGCGAACCTCAACGGTCTGTTCGATGCGCTGACGATGGATCGCTGGTTCGTGCGCACCTGGTCGCGCTGGACGGGAACCCTCGTCGATCGCCGTCCAGAGGTCATTGAGGAGGCGGTGCAGAGGTTTTCCGCTGCGGTGAAATCCCTCCCGGCGGAATCGCGAGTTCGCATCAACGCGCTGTCGAGCGGAATCCTCAACGGTGGAACCGCGCTCGAGCAGGGCGTCAGGCTGTCGAAGTTCTTCTCCAAGAAGGAGAACCGCGATGCCATCGCGAACGATTCGGCGCTGGACGAACTGCGCAAGGCTGCGAATCGCGTGGACGCAGCGGAGCGCGGTGAGAAGGAAGCCCCGTCGGGCGCGGCAGAGCGCCAGCAGATGCGCGAGGTGATGGAGGAGATCCTCAAGCAACTCCGCAAGGATCCTGCCTATCGGAACCTCACGATGGCGGATTTGCAAGCCGTGTACTGGTACATGGAGAAGCGCCTGTACGAAAACGCCAAGGTTACGGTTGATGACAAGTCGGACGAGGGTTATGCTGATGAGGAAGCGCCCGACTACGCGAACGCATCGATCGCGGTGGCGCGAGAAGCGGGAATCGAACAAGCCGCAATCGACCAGGCGGTAAGGAGCCAGACCGATGGACTCGCAGCAACAGCACGACCAGCAGCGAATCAGCCGCAAGTTCGCCGCAAGCCCGGCCTCGAGGTCCACAGTGGCGGCCTTGCTCGCCGCGAAGCCTTCATCAAGTCAGGAGCAATCCGAAATGTCGTTGAAGGCCGGCGCTCAGGAGAACCTTCCTTCGCCTATCAGCGACGCGGACGCGACGTTTCTCTCGGAACTGGGGTTCTAAAGAAGAATCGCGCCCTGCTCGAGGCCGTATGGGCTCCGGGCGCTCGACTCCGCAATAGGTTCCGCGCAGCCGGAATGCTCGCACCAAAGTTCGGTGAACTGACGCAGAGCAAGGCATCTGCCAAACTGTTCCATTCGGCCATCACCAAGGCGAAGGCGCGCAACAAGCACGGCGCATCGGTCTTCGTCTACCCGGAGGCGGAATATGCCGGGATGCGGATGTTCCTGTCCGAGGATGGGAAGACGGGCGTCGCCATCAAGCCGGATGGCGACATGGTCAGCGTGTTCTCGCATGAGACTTCCCCGCAGGGAAGAGCGGCCGTTGAACTTGCCGTCATTGCCGGCGCGATCAAGGGCGATGCGTTCGACACCGCGCTCCCCGCGCTCTACGCCGATCATGGCTTCAAGGTGGTTTCGCGCCTCGGCTGGGACGATTCCCAGGCTCCGAGCGACTGGGACAAGACTCGGTACAAGCAGTTCAACAACGGCGAGCCCGATGTCGTGTTCCTCGCATACGACCCGTCGTATCGCGGCACTTACTCCCGCACCGATGTTCCCGTGTCGGCGGATTACGATGCGGCGGTCAAGGCGCAGTCTGACGTGGTTGCGGAGATCAGCCGGGCGAATTCCACCAGCATCGCCGCTCCGAAGCCGTCCGACCAGGTCGACGCGATGTTCTCGATCCGTCGCGGTCTTCCCGGAGTCCGCGATGAGGCGATGCTCCGGTACATCGACAAGTTCGATGAACTGCTCCGCTACCAGCGCGAGGCGGAGGCGCGCGGAATCGACATCCCGCCGATCCTCAATCCGTACATCGGCGCCCGGCTCCTGAGCGGACGGCTGGGCGCGATGCAGCAGGAGGCGGAGCGCAACTACGCCGACCTGCTCCGGCGTATGCACCTCGACGGCGTGACGCTCGCGGAGATGGACGAGTTCCTCACGGCGCAGCACGCTGAGGAGCGCAACATCTACGTCGCGAGCATCAACCCGGCGTTCCCCGACGGTGGTTCGGGAATGTTCACGGGCGACGCCCGCAACATCATCCAGGCCGCCGTCAACAACGGTCGGTTCGGAATGCTGAATGGGTACGCGGAGGAGTGGCGGCAGATGCTGCGCGACGCCCTCGACGAGCGCCTCGCGAACGGCCTGATCAACCTCCAGACCTACAACAACCTGACGGCTCGCTACCAGAACTACGTCCCGCTGCGGGGCGCTCCCGTGCAGCCGAACGACGAGGACTTCCTCGACTTCGGTGAGGCCGGCGGCCGTGGACTCTCGACCACCGGGCGCGGTCTTCCCGCTTCGATGGGTCGGCGCAGCGAGGCGGAGGCGGTCACCTCCCAGGTTGGCTACGTCCATGAGGACACCTTCCGCCGGATCGAGCGCAACAGGATCGGGCAGTCGTTCCTCCACCTGGTGCAGGCCGTCAACGACCCGAACATGGCGGAGGTCGTGCGCCCGACGCGGCGCGCGATCATCCCGACCTACGCGCCCACCCCGGGCGGTGGCCGCGTCCGGACGGGCGAGGAAGTCCGGGTCATCCATGACCCGACGTGGATGACTGACCAGCGCCACTTCGGCCTGTACACGGATCGCGCCATCACGATCAACGGTCACAACTACGAGCCGGGCGATCTGATCGTCATCCGCATCAACAACCGCCGGCTGGCCGATGCGATGACCTCGCCCAGCCTCGAGTTGCGTTCATTCGAGCGCGGGCTGCGGCACGTCAACAACGCCTGGCGGTTTATGACCACGGGTCTTGGCAACCCGACGTTCCCGATCGCGAACATGTTCCGCGACGTGCTGACGGGCGTCATCAACAACTACGCGGCGCGCGGTGCGGCCGACACGCTCGGGATGATGCGCCGATGGTCGGGTGCGTTCGGCAATGTCTTCCGCGATTCGTGGGCGGGCAGAGCGCCGACGGGTTCGTATGGCGACTTCGTGGCAGCTGGCGGTGACCAGTTGTACTGGAGGCCGAACGATCTCGAGGTGAAGCGCGCTGACTTCGATGCGATCGCGGAGCGCGTGGCTCGCCGCGATCCCAACGACCGCACGCTGGCAAGGGCGCTGTTCGGCTGGTATCCCGCGTTCTTCGAGGCTGCTGAGAAGGCAACTCGCGTCGCCCAGTATGAGCAGCGCATGGCGACCGGAGCGGCTGCCCCCGAAGCGGCGCTCGCTGCCCGCGACCTGACGATCGACTTCGCCAAGGGCGGTCAGGCAAAGCCAGTGCTCAACACCTGGTACATGTTCCTCAACGCGGGACTCCAGGGCAACGTCAACCTGCTGCGTTCGATCCAGTCTGCGCCCGGAACCGTCCCGGCTCTGATCGGTCTTGGATTCGCGAACGCCGCGCTCGCCCGGTTCATGGGCGGCGATGACGAGGACACCAAGCAGGCGAACTGGGACAACATCCCTGAGTACGAGCGAACCTCCAACCTGTACTTCTTCGATCCGCGCGGCACCGGAAAGTACGTGAAGGTTCCCCTGCCCTACGGCTACAACGTGTTCACCAGCATGGGAGCGCGCATGGCTGATGCGGTCTATGGCCGCAAGACATCCTCCGACGTGCTGAACGGCACGCTGGTCGATGCGCTGAACGCCTTCAACCCGATGGGCGGAAGCGGCATCAAGTCCGGAGGAACGGCGCTCGTCGCCGCCGCCGTCCCGACGATGGCGCGACCGGCGATCGAACTCCTCGGCAACGAGGACTTCGCCGGCCGCCCGATCGCTCCCACCGTGTTTGACCGCTTCCCGGGCCCGAGGTCGCAGAACGCATTCGACGGGACTCCTGAGGGGTACAAGCGTTTCGCCGAGACGGTCAACTCCATGACGGGTGGCGATGAGTTTGAGGCGGGCATGATCGATGCCAGCCCCAACCACATCCAGTATCTGCTGGGCTACTACTTCAGCGGCACTGGTCGCCTCCTCGACCGCGTCTACAAGGCGGCGCTGTCGAACGAGGAGGTCACGGCGAACGACCTCCCGGTGCTGCGGTCGTTCGTGGGCGATGCGAAGAACGACACCCGCGCGCTCTCGCAGAACTTCTACGGGCTGCTCGAGGAGGTTGCGCCGGCGCGCCGCCGGATGGACTTCGCGACGGACGAGGCGAATCCGCTCGTCGACCGCCAGCGTGCAGCCGCGAACATCTCCAACGCCGAGATGGCGAACGCCGAGTGGATGAAACTCTACGAGAAGGAACTGACCCGGCTCCGCAAGCAACTCAAGACGGCGACGCCCGAACAGCGCCAGGCGATCTTCGATCTTCGCAAGAGAATGCTGAAGGCAGCGGTCGCCAAGAAAAACGAGTTGACAGACATCGGACTCGGTGTAGAGTAAGAGCATCTTTTCCCCCATGCGTGGACGCCACCTATCCGATCGGGTGGCGTTCGCGTTTCCGGGGAGCGTCCCGCAGCAACGTAGAAATGCTCAGGGGATAAGACACGACCCGCCTCGCGGCGGGTCGCGTCATATGGTCTGGCTGCGGGGAGATGAGGTTGAGGACGCAGCCAGCAGCACACCAATCGCCTCATTGGGCGCACCGGCCGCCGCTCCGTCCCTGAGCCGCGCGACCGCCGCTTGCATCGTAGGGAGTTCGTCCCGCTCGCAAGCCATGAGCAGGATTCCGTTTTCGCCCCACAACGGATGGTGGATCTCCGGGAGGACGTGGTGCTCGGTGATCGCGGAGTCATCCGACCACCATCCTGCGTCCGTCACCCCGTCAAAGGCGGGTTTAAGCGCCGCCAGGACATTGTCGAGGTCGCGACGCCTCTTGACCGCCGTCAGGGGGAGAAGGGCGCAGACGGGATTCTGGAGCCGTTTCTGACCAAGCCCGAGATATCGGGCTAGTTCGCGGTACTTCCTGACAGCCCGGTGCTTGACCATGTAGTGGACCCGCCCATTGGGGGAGAGGGCGGCGTCCGGCCATCGAATCCTAATCGCGTTCACAGCCGCCCCTCCTCGAGCGCCTTGATGCGCTCACCGATCCACCTCATGCACGGCACGGCCATGCTGTTTCCGAGCGCCTTGTACCGGGGGCCGTCGGCGGCCGGCTTGCCCTTGTGGGGTACGGCCGTCCAGCCATCGGGGAATCCCTGGAGCCGCTCGCACTCGACGGGCAGTAGTCGGCGTACCACCATCGCATCCCGAATCCCGTGTTGGATGTTCGATGTGTCATTTGGAACTTGCGATGTCAGTGTTGGGTACACAGGTCGTTCCCATGCGAACGAATTGGATTGCTCGCTGCATGTAAACGCGATCGGAGCGCAGACTGCCGGCTTGTTGTTCCCTCCGCCGCCTGCCTCAAGCGTCGGAGCGCAGTCGAACGAAACCCCATCGCTCCGAGCGGCTGCGGATTGCCCTGGCTTGAACGCGATCGCCGGCGGGTTCGACCCGCCATGCCCACCGAGTTTGAGGCATGGAGAGCATCCGTCCTCCCGCACATCCGGCGCGGACATGTTGCTCGAGAAGGCGACGACCTCTTGGATGCCACCCTGTCCACCGCGCCGCAGAGTTCCGATGCCATCGTTGACGGCGTTCATCTCGCTGTTGAGGCCGATGCAGACCGACTGCGCGCCAGTGGTGTCGAGCGTGTAGGCAGGGTCGGCATCCGCTCCGACGCCGAAGCCGTTCTGTCCCTTCTCCATGCCGCGACCATCCTGGATCGGGATCGCGACCGCATGGACGCACGCCGTCGTGACGGTGTGGGCTGGATCTCCGGGCTCACCGATGCCGACTCCCTGTCGGTTCACTTCGTCGAACTTCTCCGGGTCGCGGAGCGCGTTCCTCCCGTCGATCGGGATCGCCACGCCGTGGACATCGCCACGGGTCAGCGTGTACATCGTGTCCTCCGTCGAGCAGCCCACGCCCTGCGGGCCGCCGGCATCGCGGCCGATGAGGTTGCCTTGGATCGCGACCGCGTGCGGACCACGGGCGATCACGGTCGGCACCGAGTCGGACTCACCGATGAACGACTGGTACTGCGCGTTCACGCCCTGGTTGAATGCGCTGCGCTCAATGACGATCGTCTCGGATCCATCGCCGCACGTCCCTCCCTTGCGCCGCAACGTGCCGCCGACATCCTCAGCCCGGTACTGCGCGAACTGGGATTCCACCATCGGGATGAACTGCCCGTTGGAGAAGCCGGCAGTACCGAACTTGGTGTGGACGGTTCCCATCGTGTGGCCGACCATTGGGATGAAGTGGCCGTTGTCAACGGACTGATTGCAGAATCCTGCGCCGCCGGCCTTGGTGTCGATCGTTGCCATCGTGTCACCGACGATGGGGATGAGATGACCGGACACAGCGTGCTGCACCTGGAGTTTGTCGCCGCCGCATGAGCAGTCGAGCGTTCCTACCGAGTCGAGGACGGCGAGAAAATTATCCTTGTCAGGCATCCGCTGGTCGCACCCCTTGCGGGTGATGGTCGATGCTACATCGCCCCCGTCCCACCATTGGCCACCCTCTCGAGCGCGATCCGAAGCGCCTCGGGGAGAACCTTGCCGCGACGATTCGCCCTCCGCAGGATTCCCGCGCAGGCCTTCTGGCTCAAGTAGAACCTTTGCGGCACTCTTCCAGTCACCAGAACTTCGCGCAACGAGGAAGACACGGCGCCGGCGCTGGGGTACTCCGAAGTGGCGAGCGTCGAGGATTCGGTAGGCCCACCCGTACCCGAGTTCCTCCAGGCCCCCGAGGAAGGCTCCAAACGCCCGTCCTCCATCCGCCGACAGGACACCGGGAACGTTTTCCCAGACGATCCACCGAGGCCGCAGGCGCGCAGCCAGCTGGAGGTAGACGAGGGTGAGTTGACCTCGGGGATCGTCGAGTCCCCGGCGGAGTCCTGCGACACTGAAGGCTTGGCAGGGGGATCCTCCGACCAGAAGGTCAACTGCTCCGGGTTCGAGTCCCCACGATTCGTGCTTGGTGATGTCGCCATAGTTGGTCACTCCTGGGAAACGATGCGCGAGCACGCTGCTCGCGAACGGGTCGATCTCGCTGAAGCCGGCGGGAGTCCATCCGAGCGGCTCCCATGCCACGGACGCGGCCTCGATGCCGCTGAATGTGCTGAGGTACTTCACGTCGCCCTCCTGTGAGCGCGGATGAACGCGCGGTTTCGTTCGGTCGCATCGTCAGTCTCGTCACCCGACGCGAGGCGAGGCAAGCCCCCCGGCAAAGGGGGCGCGGCCTCGCGGTCGCTGGTCGTGATAACCACGGTGGACTTCCCTTTTGTGGTTGTGGTTGTGGCATGGCATCGACTTGTCATGGCTTTGCCATTGGCTTTGCCATTCCATCTCGAGGCCGCTCCCCTTCGTCCCGCCTCGGCTCGCTCGTCCGCAAGTACCTGGCGCTTGGCGCGTTCCGCTTCAAGCCGGCGCTGCGACAATCCGGGAGTCCCGTCATCACGGGTGCAGGAATCGAAGCGCGCGCTGATGCGCCGCCACACCGATTTTTTGCACGAAGCGATGCGGCAGATCACCGTCTCATCGATCGGGATCGGGCCCCGCGTCCAGATGTGGCAGAGCAGTCGGAGGTAGGCTCCGAGTTCCTCGCATGACATGTCGGCGGTGCTCGCGATCATGTCATCACAGTACAACGGCATCCACGGCGTCCGCCTCATTCCTCAACCTCCCATCGACCAGCCGCAGCCAGCCGTATCGGTCTTGCCACGGCATCCTCTGCCAGGCCTCGAGGTGGTTCATCGCGGTCGAATGCGAGCATCCGACCGCAGCGCCGAGTTCGGGATAGGACGGTCGGATCACCGGGATCTCCCAGCCGATGCCGACCATGAGCATCTCGCGCTGCCGGCGCAGGACGCCGTAGTTCGCTTGATCCTCCGATGGTTCCGAGATGAGCGAATCGACGGCGTCTACGACGCGACGGAGTGAGTGATTAGTCGGTGCATGTGCATGGGATGATGTCATCGTCACCCTCCTCTCCGAACAACTGGGGCTGGATCCTGATCTGCACGAGCATCTGGCCGAATGACGGCATGTCTTTCCGGAACTTCGCGCCGATCGCTTTCTCCTGGTCGATCCACCACTGCGCTAGGTTGGGATCGTGACGGATGACGCGCTCGAGGATGCCCCGACCCTTGAGGAAGCACAGGTCGCAGTTTCCGAATGCACGGTCGTCGTTGGGGAGGCGCAGGTCGAAGGGCTGCGATTTCCAGAACGCCATCACGTCGGCGAGCGTGTGACCGTGTCGGTGCATCGGGCAGTCGTAGGTGAAGCCGTTGCGCTCATCACCCTGCACCCGATGGACTCGGCGAGGCTCATCCGCGCGCAGCCCAACGAGCATCGTGGCATCCGTGACACCGATGGACTTGGCGTACATGGCGATCGCCTTGACCTTGAGTTCCTCGGTGCAGAACCGAGTGATCGGGTTCGGAAGGTAGTTCTTTGCACGGATCAGCCGGGCGAACGGCTCGCCGGCTCGAGACGCGCTCGCGCTCGTCACGACCTCAAACCCAGGGTCCTCGCGATACCTGCGCTCAACCCAGGTGATCGGGACTCCCCACCGCTGGGAAACCTCGTCTACGAATTCGAGCGTCGCCGGGTGTTCCTTCCCGGTGTTGGCGAACACGACGTGGCATCCAGCCGGCAATCCGACTCCGTCGAGTACCTGTCTCAGCATGAATGCCGATGTCCTCCCGCCTGAGAACGAGATGACGTATGGCAGATCGATGTCGCTGTACATGTGTGCTTTCAAGGTTGCCCCCTGGCCCGGGTAGTCAGGCCAGGGGGTGGCGGCAACACGCCGCCGTTTGTGTGGTTCAACGCTCGTCATCGGCGCGATGCTCAACCATGTAGAGCGCGCCGAACACCCAGCCGAGCACGAACGATGGCACTACGATCAGGATCGCGATGAGGATGAGCGTCACGGCTCACCCCGCAGGATCCGCGCGATCACGGCCGGCGGGAACTTGAAGTCGATCGCAGAGAGCGCCTTGTTGATTCGCTCCTCGAGCATCGCACGGGTCGGCCGGTCATCCGCGATCGGAACCGGGCGCTGCGTCGGAAGCCACACCGCAGCCGACCGACCGTTGCGAGTCATTGCGCGGATGCCGACATCCTCGACGAAGCCCGCCCGCATGAGGCGGTTGACTGCGCTCGAGCACGTGCTGTGGCTCATCTCGAGATCGTGCATCAGTTCGTCCACGCACCGAGGCCGCTCCCGAAGCGCGGCGAGGATCGTTCCCGCCGCCCCTTTCGGAGCGGCGGCGAACGCCGCATCGGATGTGTCGAGCCGAGTGCTCAGGCGCTCGGTCGCCCTCATTCGCTCACCCCCTGGACCGACAGGATGAGCGTGCGGTTTCCACGCCGCTGCACCTCGCACCGGGCGATGATGCCCGACTCTCGGCAGTCGCTCAGGTCGGCAACGAGGAGCGGGTCGATGCAAGCGAGGATCGCGCCCGTGCGGGTCGTGATCTTCCACACCGGGCCGCTCTTCCCCTTGTGCTCCTCGATCTCGACCACGTCGAGGTTGAGCCAGCCATCGGGGGGAACCTCGGGACTGGACGGAGAAGCCGGCGCAGGGGTCGGGTCGAACAACTGCTCGCGCTCCTGCGGGGTCGGCGCGGGCTCAGGCGACCGCTTCGGAGGCTCGGCAGCTGGCAGCGCGGCCGCCGACGCCACGATCCGATCCGCAGCCCTGGGGGCGGAAGCGATGCCGTCGATGCGCGCGCCCGGGATGCCATCGATCTCCGACTCATCGAGGATGCCCAGACCGCAGAGCGCGAGCGTCACGCGGCGGCGGCTCTTGGTTTCTGCCTTCATCAGCGCGTTGGCCTTCGCCTCGCCGCGCAGCCCGGCGATGCTCACGGCTCCGATGCTCGAGTCGGTGCGCCCACTCTTGTCGGTCGCTTCGGCCGTCACCACCATGAGGTCATCCATGACCTCGCGCCCGGTGATACGGATGCTCACGCCGTGGATCTTCCGCAACTGGTCGGTGCAATCCTTGCGCGCGTACAACTGGAGTTTGCCGTTCAGCACGATGAACTCGAACGGCCGGGTGAGCGGGTTCAGACCGAGGCTGTCGCACACGGCCTTGTAGTACTGGTTGCGCTGCTCCGGGCTGAGGCGCGCGAGGTCGCCCATCACCAGCACCTGCTCGATGATGGCCATGGCTTCGTTCTTGGTCGTAGCGATACTCATGTCAGTTTCCTTTCCTGGGCGGTGAGCCACCACGCCGGCGGCTCGAGGTTCTCAATGGTCGTGGGGTAGCCGCTGCGGTCGCCCTCGAGGACGCGCCACCATGTGGCGGCGAGGCGGTCGAGGTGCGCGTCGGCGGCGGTGAGAGTGACTGCGGGGATGCGGTACACCGCGCAGAGGTGCGGGGGTTCCTTCTCCACGGCGATGATGATGAAGTCGTCGACGGGCGCGAGCGCCTGTGAGACGAGGCGCGAGTACCACGCGGCTTGATGATAGTAGCCGAAGGTTGCGGCGCTCCGAGCGAACTCACCGGGCGCGGCGCTCTGCGTGGTCTTGATGTCCACGATGATCGACGCGCCGGCGAGGGTGATGATCCCGTCTGCCTTGGCCTTCGCGGGTCGGCCGCCGATCTCACCGATGACCGTCACCTCGCGGTGGCTCAGGGTGTTCAGCAAGCTGGCTGCGCTGGGGTTGCACCGCACGCTGTGCGCCATCGCCTCGGCGAGCGCGACCTGATCATCGGTGATGGCGCGAGCACCGGACAGGGCGAGCCGTCGCTGCACCGATTCCCATTCCGCCTTGCCTTCCTTGGTGCGGCGGTCGATCTTCCCGGTGCGGATGAACCCGTCGTCGATCGAGTTGGGGTCGAGCAGCAGCGCGTGGCAGTAAGCGCCGACCGCGAACGCATCGTTCTCCTCGCGCGGGTTCTCGCGCTGGTGAGCGAGGTGGGCGGGGGTTCCCTCGAGCAGCACCTTGGTTTCGCTGCTCGAGGGGAGGGGGAGCGCGAAGTACTCGCGATCCGGTAGCCTGTGAAGGCCGTGGCTTGGTACACTCATGGCGTCGGTTTCCTTGTGACGGCATCCGTTTGGTCGCGGATGCCGTCTTTCTTTGGTTACTCCCCGGCGACCTCGGGGACGGTGGTGGTGGGAATCGGATCCTGCTCGGCTCCGTAGCGGCCGCGCCGCAACTGGATCGGCTTCGGGTCGTTGCGGCGCTCCTCGATCGCGGAGCGCAGACCGGGCTTACCCTGGAGGTACGCATCGATCAGCAGTTCGATGGTCGCGCTGCGCGAGCGCCGACCGAGCAGGCACAGTGCATCCAGCCGCCACTTGGTGCGGCCGTTGATGCAGATGGTTTCGTGCTGGCGCGGCTTGTGCCGCAGCCCCGGGATAGGGTCGATGGTGGGTTCGGTATCAGACATATGGTGGTTCCTGACGCGGCGCGCGGGGAGGGAAGCGGGTGCTCGACCCTCCCCGCGCACTCGCGGAATGGTTGCGGTCGGAGGATGATATCAGCAATCTGCTGACTGTCAATGGCGCGGAGGCCACAACTTATCGATGACGGTCAGCCGAGGCTGCGCGA